ATGGTATCACTGGTTCTACTGCAAATGCAGTCCAAGCCTTGGTGTCAGAGTATGTGATTCCGGCCGACGAGTACACCGACGCTGTGACGCTGACCGCAACGGGCGTTGTCCACAGCATGCCCGGCCGGCTGTCATCCATCACTGTGGTGTCGGGTTCCTGCGATCTGGTGCTGGCCGATGGCGCGGGCGCCGGAACGTCGGGCATTCGCACCATTGCGACCTATGCCGGGCTGACTGCGGGCGAGCTGGTCCCATTCCCCGGCGACGGCCTGCCCTTCGTGAATGCACTGCTGGCGACCATCACCGGCACCGCAACCCTGCGATTCGAGGTGATCTGACATGAAAGTTCAAACCGGCACATTCATCGGCAACGGGGCCTTCCAGCGCATCACTGCTGGCTGGAAGCCCGCCGTCGTGTTTGCTCGTACCGCCACGTCAAATGGCTCCATGCACTACCACTGCGAGGACATGTGGTGTAAGCGCACCGACGCCTTCCACAATTTGTCCGCAGCACAGTCGGGCATCCAGATCCGCGACGATGGTTTTGAGGTCGGATCACTGGTCGGCTGCAACGAGGCTGGCGCCACCATCTACTGGATGGCCCTGGCCGCTTCTGTCGAGGACGGTTCCAGCATGGAAACGCTGGACTACATGGGCAGCGGCGCATCGGGCCGGGTGCTGAATCTCAAGACGCAGAAAACGCCGCTGGCTGCAATCTTCAAGCGAGACAGCAACGCGGCCGGCGTGTTTTGGGAGTCCGTCACAGGCTGGGCTACCTTCATGGACAGCAGCAGCCAAGCCAGCCAATCGGCCTACGTCCAGTCTGCTGCGGTCGGATCGTTCACCCTGTCGGCTGACATCCGCGTCAACGAGTACAACACCGGCAACGGCGAGGGCACAAGCTGCCTGACATTCTTCGGCGGCTCCACCAACCTGCGCATGATCCAGTGGACCGGCAACGGGCAGGCCGACCGGCGGATCGAAACCGGCGACCCGCGCACGATCAAGGCGGTGTTTGCCCAGGTGGCGGACGGCACTGGCGGCCCGCGCCTGAAGACGCAGGAGATGGCCGGCGCCCTGATCGCCACAGCCAAGCCGGTGGCCCTGCCGACCGACAACATCACGTTGGCCGGCTCCAATTTCATCCTGCCATCGTCATCCGGGCTGAACACCAGCGCCCGGCTTTACACCGCGCTGGTCTGGTACGTCGAGAACGAAACGGCCATTGTGGAACAGGGCGCCCGCGCGCCGGCTGTCATCACGCGGGGGCGCAGCGCCATCGTGCTGCCCGGCCGTGGGGTGGCATCGCGCATCGACTGCGGCAACAGCGATGCTACGCTGAAGATCGACGGCACCATCAGCATTGAATGGATGGGGCAGACCAAGTACGGCGCCACTGCCGATGCAACTGTGGCCGATCCGCTGTGGATGATTGCCCGCAGTGCGGGTGTCACCGGCCCGGCTGCAACGCCCGACACGCGGGGCAACTTCAGCTTTGCAATGGCGATGGTGCGCAACCAAGGCACCAGCGCGCAGGGCTGGCCCGGCCCGCAGGTGATGACCACCGTGTCGTCATTCATGGACCTGCAATTGAACCCGGTGCAGTGCAGCTACCTGTGGCGCACCGGCATCCTTCCGCGCCGGGGTAACCCGTTTGACCATTGGGTCTACACCGTCAGCGGCACAGGTGCGGGCGGCGCTGCCCAGGCGTGCAACCTGTACCGAAACGGCGTGCTGGTGAAGCAGCGCAACATGCCGGTGTCGTCGGGCGTGGTCGGCATCACTGGCGGCACCGGCCACCGCACCGTCATCGGCGCGCAGTGGGACGGCACCAACTACCTGAAGCCGGGCCGCGTCAATTTCCAACTTGCCCGCGTCTACAACGTCGCGCTGACGGCTGAACAGGTGGCGGCCCGGTACGCCCGCGCAGCCCAGCAGTCCACCACCTATGCGGACGTGACAACTGGGCTGGCCGAGGAATGGGATGCCAGCAACGCCAGGGGCGCCACGCTGCCGGCCACCGTCAACGCAGCAAACAACGGAACCATCGTAGGCGGCGCCGTCGTCACGCTCTGATTCCCCATCCCCTGCCGGTGCACATTGGAATGTTCCTACTGACCGCCCCCACCGCTGAGCCGGTCACGCTCGACGAAGCCAAGCTGGCCGCCCGGATCGCCGGCTCAGCGGACTTCGACGCGCTGATCCCGGGCCTGATCATGGCCGCGCGGCAGATCGTCGAACAAGAAACCGGTCTGCAGATCATGGCGCAGACCTGGCGCATCGAGCTGGCCGACTGGCCCGCCGTCGATGACGTGCTGCCCGTGCACCAGGCCACAGCCGCCGCAGTGACGTACTGGAACGGCACGGCCTGGGCATCGCTGGACGGCGCTGCGTTCGTGTTCGGCTCCAGCGGAGTCGGCACGGCCATTGCGCCGGCCACCGGGCTGGCATGGCCGACCCTGGGGGAGCGGCCTGTGGGGCCCCGCGTGCAGATCGACCTGACGGCCGGCGCTGCATCGGCGGTGCAGGTGCCTGAGTGCGTGAAGCTGTACATCAAGGCCCTGGTGGCCTGGTGGATCGACAACCCGAGCGCAGCGGCGCCTGGCAACGTGCAGCCGGCGCCCTATCTGCGCAGCCTGCTAGACCCGGTGCGGCTCTGGGCCTGACCATGCACGCCGGCAACCTCAAGCACCTGGTGGACATCCAGCACCAGGTGACGACGCAGGACGCGCTCGGCCAGGTGGTCGGCGCCTGGGCCACGCTGTGTAGCGTCTGGGCCGACATCCGCCTGCCGTCGGGCCTGGAGCAGCTGCGCGGCGATGCGTTCGTCAGCCGCACGCGCGCCAGCATCCGCATCCGCAAGCGCGACGACATCACCGCCGCGATGCGCGTGGTGCACGGCTCGACGGTCTACGAAATCAAGGCGGTGCTAGTCGACATGCAAACCCGGGCCTACGTCGATCTGGTGTGCGAGGCCGTGACGTGAGCAACACTCTCGTCATCACCCTGGACGTGCGCGCCCTGGCGACCACGCTCGACGCCACCCGGCAGCAGATCGCCGAAGCGGCGCGCCCCGCTGCCCAGGCCGGCGCGCAGGTGCTTTACAACGAGGTCATGCGCAACGTCAGCCGCATCAAGCGCAAGACCGGCAACCTGGCTGCCAGCATCTACCAGGTCTACAGCAAAGACCAAAGCCGGCCGAACGGCTTGCAGACCTACCACATCGGCTGGAACCATCGCAAGGCACCGCACGGCCACCTGGTTGAGTTCGGCCACCTGCTGCGCTACGAGATCACGTTCGACCCGCTGACCAAGCGCTTCACCACGCACAAAGACCGCCCGCTGGCAACGCCGCGCCAGGTCGCCGCGCGCCCGTTCATCCGCCCGGCTGCTGCCCGCCTGCCTGATGCGCAGCAAGCCATGGCCGATCGCTTCCTGGCCGAGCTGGCCGCCCGCGGGGTGACCAAGTGACGATCGAGGCCGACATCACCACCGCGCTGCGCACCGTGTGCCCGCGGGTGTCGCCTGACGCGGCGCCCTACGGCACCGTGCGGCCCTACATCACATGGCAGTTCATCGGCGGGCGGACCATGCGCTACATGGAAGCCGCGCCGGCTGACAAGCGCCACACGCTGCTGCAGGTGAACGTCTGGAGCAACACCCGCGCAGAAGCGCTGGCGCTGATCCGCCAGGTGGAAACCGCGCTGTGCGATGGCGCCGCGCCTTTCACTGCCACCCCTGAAGCCGAGCCGCTGAGCGACCTGGCCGATGACATCGAGCCGGCGCTGTACGGCTCACTGCAGGACTTCAGCATCTACAGCACACGCTGACACCGCCGACGCGCAGGCGTCTGCACACCGCTTTCAACCAGGCCGCCCGGGCAACCGTGGCGGCCTTTTTCATGGCCCGTTCACGGGCTTTCAACTCAGGAGCCCACCATGGCACAAGTCCCGACCGGTACTACCTTCTTCATCGCCTCGGCCTTCGGGTCGGCCATCAACACCACCGCCGT